CCAGGTCACTGACACCCAGGGCGAAGGGACTGATTATTATGATTCAATGCAGGGTGCCATGGAAGATCTAGAAGAAAGATCTCTGGTGCTGGAATGTTTCATGCGGGATGGTACGAAAGAATATGTTGAAGACCCGGACACGAATCAACCTATAAAAAAGTATAAGTATCCAAGCCAGGTAAGGCAAACTGTTGTCAGTAATGGTGTATTGCTTTATGACGGGCCTAGTAGATATCCTTTCTTTAATCGTAAGCACAATTGCGCTCATCCTTTTCCGTATGTGATTTTAAAGAATGCCGGATCTGCTCATTCATTCTGGGGCAAGCCGGAGCCAAGAAGATTAAAAAGTGTACAGCTGGCCATGGATCGTATTGCCAGCCAAATGATGGACAACATTCATTTAACGGCCAACCCAATGTGGGTAGTAGATGAGACAGCTGATGTAACTGATCAGATCTCAAACAAACCTGGAAGCGTGGTTCGTAAGCGCGGGCCTGGTCAAGTCAGCATGCAGAGTCCGGCCAGTATGCCAGCTTATGTATTCAACTTTTATCAGTTGTTACAGGATTCCTTTGAAACGGTTAGCGGAGTTAATAAGGCCACCCAGGGTAAGGAGGCCAGCAACGTGACTAGTGGTGTACAGGCCCAGATCTACCGACAGGCCGCTACCACTAAGATTGATTTTAAATCCAGAGCTGTAGACCAGGGGATCCAGACCTTAGGAACTATGTGGATTGCCATGATACAGAACCTGGGGATCCGGCCACATACTGTAAACGTGGCAACCCTTGATGAAACAGTTGAAGAAAGATCATTCGTAGGTCTGGAGTTTCAAGGGCTGGAATTAAATGTCCGTGCTAAGGCTGGAAGCATGATGCCGGAAAACAGGCTTTATGTGGAAAACAAAATTATGCAATTGGCCCAGATGGGTCTTATCACAGATCCTGAGTTCATCATTGAAAATGTGGATCTACCTGGTAAAGAAAGGCTTCTACGAAAGATGCGTGAGCAGCGTGAGGGCCAGCAGGCAATGGAGGCCCAGCAAGCCTCACCACTATCTACGGACGAGATGGGAGAGCTTGGAACTGATGAAGAACAGATTTTCAATCGACTCAGCCGGGATACAGGCATGGCTGACAGGATTATCAACCAAGGATTAGCAGATTAAAAAATCGGTACAAGTTGTATCATATCAGATTGGTAGTTTAAAAAAAAGAATGAAAACTTCATAGACTAAATAGGAGACAAGCCGTGAGTCAAGAAATAGAAGGATCAACTTATGGACTACGAATATCGTCAGCCGAAGCTGAGTCACTTATTACTGGTGACGAGTGGGGTGAACCTACTCATGCCGTGACAGGCCCCAGTGAGCCAGACCAACAGCAAGAAGCAAGTCCGGGAGAGATCGACGGTGATGAGATAGCCACCGCTGAATCAGATGCGCCTCAGGAAACTGAGCAACCAGATGAATCGGAAGAAGCATCTTCGGAAGCAACGGAAGAACATGTATCACCCAGTGAGGTCGAGATTGATGGTGAGACATATTCGATGGATCAACTGAAGGAATTTGTCAATGATTCGCAAAACAAATCTGAGTGGCAGAAAACTAATACTCAGAAGGCACAGGATCTTGCGAAGGAACGCAAAGCTCTCCGAGCTGAATCGGAAAAATGGCAGGCGTTGAAGAAAGATGATGAATTGATGGAATCCCTTAAAGATTATGTTGATGACGACCATCCCTTGTTCCAGAAAATGGACGAAAGTTCCGATGAGCCAGAAGTAGAAACTGAAGCCCAGGATACAGTGCCGGACAGCCGGTACACAGACCTTGAAGATAAAGTCGCGCAGATGGAGGCAGATCGCCAAGTCGAGCGTGACGTAGCCAACCTACAGGCCAAACACCCAGAGTTGAAAGAGTCAGCGGAAGCACTGAATCAAGTGTTGAAGACGGCTCTTGACAGAGATCTGGCTGACCTGGAGGTTGCTTATGCTGTCACGGCTTATCAAGGTGCTGAGGATTCAGCTCTAAAGAAGGCTCTTTCCAAAGTTGATAAAGCTAAAGAGCTTCAGGAGATACCGGAGACACAAGGTGCAAGTCGCGCTCAACGCGCGATCACCACGAAAGTTCCGGCATCTTATGATGAAGCTCGCGACTTAGCTTTTCAGGAATACAGCTTATTTGAGTGAGGTAATATCATATGGCTCTTTCATATGACAATCTATCTGCTCTGACAAGAGATAAGTATATCCCTGTCCTCGTTGATAATATTTTCAACAGCAACGTTCTTACACATCGCATGCTGCGGAAGTCAAAAGCCGCTGCAAGTGGTAACAAAGTCTTGCAACCCCTTGAGTATGCAACAGCTGATGCAAAGGGTTTCTATTCTGGGTATGACGTACTTGATACGACCCCAACGGAAACCTTTACAGATGCTGCCTACAATTGGGTGCAGTCTTATGCGACCATTTCGATTAGCGGTAAGGAAGAAGCTTTGAATGACGGCGCGGAACGGGTTATTGATCTCTTGGAGGCTAAGGTTAAAAATGCTGAAAAGTCTATTAAAGACATGTTCGGCACGCAACTATATTCTGATAATACTGGTTCAGCTGTGACAACGTCTGGTGCTGTTACGAGCGGTTTTCTTGGGCTTCAACATATGATTGATAGCGCGGGAACTGTTGGTGGCATTGCTAGAGGTGATTATAGTTGGTGGGCAGCGCAAGAAGCGTCTGACACATCATCCGCGTCTTACGCGAACTGTGTTGACTCCGGCCATGCTGGTTATATCCATAAACAGATCCGTAGTATGTATGGAAATTGTAGTATAGATAATGACGTTCCATCGCTAATTGTTACAACCCAGGTTGTGTTCGACGCTTACGAAGAATCGCTCTCTGCTCAGAAGCGGTTTGGTGCAAGTGATAAAACACTTGCTGATGCAGGTTTTACTAACCTGTTGTATCGCGGCACACCTATCGTTGTTGATAACAAATGTCCAGCTGGTCTTATGTTCTTTATAAATGAAAAGTACATTGGATTCCGACATCACAGACGGCGCAATTTTACGTTTGAACCGTTTATGAAACCGGTAAATCAGGATGCCAGAGTTGCGAAGATTCTATGGCTTGGTGCCCTCACCATGTCTAACCCCCGCATGATGGGCAAGATCACTGGTCTGCCTACAGCTTACAGTTAGGGAGTTGGAATGGCAGTAAGATGGGCATCGGTCGAAGCTTCAGTTAACCCTCAGCCTATTACAGAGACATCCACGACTAAGAAGGTGCCCCTAGGTACAACTGTCCGATGCAAGGATTTCGGTTCTTCCGATTCTGGAGTTGGAGAGTTTATGTACTGTACGGGAGTTGCTTCCACGGCCGCGGGTGATTGGGTGACTATTGATGAAGCTCACGCTACTGTTCGTGCTGTTGCGGATGCTGTTGGTCGAGTCGGTGTAGCTATGTCTGCGAATGTTGCCAGCCAATATGGTTGGTATCAGATCGCTGGCAAATGCGTAGCACTACTTGCAGCCAGCTGCGCCGCTGATAAGGGACTATCCCTTTCCGGTACCACGGCCGCCGCAGATGATGGCGACCAGGCAGGTGACGTGATTCATGGTGCAGTTAGCCGAGCGGCCGTTACATCGTCCGCTACAGCTAATTGCGAAATTAGTTATCCATTTGTCAACGATGTTGCTGACGACTAGTAGATAGATCGAATTCAGAACTTAAAGCGGAAGTTGGGACTCTAAGCCTTTAACAGCCACTATGCCGGCTGGGCGAAACCCCCATATAAAGCTTTGGAACCAGGGGGCCATGGCGGCCCCCTGGATTTCCTTAACAATTAACTTGGAGACAAATAAATGACAGGTAACGATATGCTAGCTACGCTAGGCCTGAGACTGGAAGATCCGGAAGAATCTTCTTTTACCCAGACCGCAAAGCTGGACGCGTTAAACATTGCACAGAGGACTGTTGTCAATCTTGTGGATAATGCCTACTTAGGCGAATTACAAGTAATTGTATCTAACCAGGTGATGTCAGATTATTCTATTACTTATGCTGTATTAACCGCACATTCAGATGGCGGTCAACCCATTCGTAATGGTATCATAGCTGTAAAAATATATAACGGCAAATGGTGTACAATGATTGAACCGGGTGATCAAAAGAGATTAGAAAATACTTATTTATCAACCAGTACAACCAATCCGGTTGCATATGTGTTTGGTGAGAAGGTTTATGTGGATGGTTCATCAGCTGAAGGAGCATTAGATGTCTGGTATCTAAGACAACCAGTAGCTATAGCGGCCGATGCTGTTGAATGTGAGATGAACATTGCTTTGCATGAAGTAGTGATAGATCTAGCAGAATCCCAATTGTGGAAAATGGATGCTAAAATGGATCGTGCAGCAGCGGCTTATTCAAATGGTACAGCACAGATCACAGCTCTTAATGCAAGATACCCAGCAGAAGCACCTAGTGGAATAGGTACTAAGAATCGAGTTTAGTCATGACCTGGTCAAGTCTTGTAGACCGGGTAATGGCTGGTTTGCCATTCCAGGACAGTAATGACTTCAATACTACGAAGGTCAAGAAATACCTAGAAGAAGCCCAGGAAGATTTTGCTTTTTATACAAAGTGTTATGAAAAGGACTTTTCTTTTTACCTAGATGCCGGTGATCAGTACCTAACCCTACCAAACGATTTTGTTGAACTTGTAAGTACTGTTGAGTTCAAGGGATCCAACCTTGAGCTATTCCAGCGTCACGAAGTTATAGATCGCCGTAAGAGTGATAACACTTTTAGAACTGGTACTCCAGAATATTTTGATATCCAGGGAGATAGGATGGTATTTGTACCAGCTCCCAGTGTTGCTGCTTTATGTACTTTTAGATATGTGGCCAAACCCACCAACCTTACCGATTCTGCTACAGCTTATAAAAAATTAAGATATGATACCTTAACTAGTAGCGCACCTGTAATAGGTACGACTTTAAATGCAAAGAGATGGGATGGTAGTGCATATACAACAGCTGTAACCTGGTCGGCTGTAGTATCAGATTATATTGATGACAATCTTGAAGGGACTCTCATAATTGGTAGCCAGACTGGGAGCATTAATAATAACGATCTTATTATAGCTCTTGATGATGAGGTTGAAATGTGGAATGTCATCTATACGAGTTGGGCCACATTGCTTTCAAACTGGGGAGATCTCGGCCTGGGATTCAAAGCCCTGGCAAACGGTACCCCTTACGATTTTCCAACAGCTGGAGATGAGCCATCCATAAAACAAATTTACCATCCGTTCCTGGTTGATTATGCAAAGGCACAAATGTACTGGGATGTGTCCGACGGAAGGGCAAAAGATTACATGGCCAACTATATGATGAATCGCGAAAACACAAGAAAACAATTTGGAGCCAGGGGTATACATGGCCCTGCTAGGGTAGCTGACGTATTGTAATGGGATTAATTAGTATACCAATATTTGATGGTGGACTTATTACTAACATGGATCCCGAGGACATTCCAAAGGATGCATGTTCTGCTACGGCTAATTTTGAAATAGACGTTAGGGGTAAGCTCTCCAAGCGGAAGGGTAGGGTCGCAATAGGAGATGCGGTGGGTGCCAGGGCATTTGTACAGGCTGCAAAGTGGATTGTGGCCTCAACTAATTACTGGCTCACATATGATACGACCGCCAGGCTTATCGAAAGATATTCCGGAACGATGGGATCCCAAACAGCATTAGGAGCCGCACTAGCTTCCGGAACAACTGATATAAAAATTTTAATATTTGGTGATCATGCAAGGTTTGCAACTGGAATCACAAACAAGGCCAGGTGGTACGGTTATTTAACCAGGCAATATTTCTTTGGTGGTTGGGATCCAAACTCAGGTGGTGCTTATGAAGTCCAGGATGCAACACCTAGCTATCCATCCACCTGGGGATATCCGGATATAACAACAACCGGTAACGGAAATAATCCTGTTGGTTATTATTATTACAAGTTTGTTCCAATCTTTGATGGCAACCAGGAGATTCCTCTTGGTGAGAGCTTTGCAAAACATCAAACCACATCAGGCGGTTTATTTTTAAAGGTCGGCCTGTCATTAAGTACAGACAATTTTAATAAAAGAATTACGGCAATTAAAATGTACAGGTCATATGATACCTCAGATATAGCTCCGGTATACTCTCATGTAAAGACCATCCCGGTAAACTCCAAGGCTACTCACGCACATAAAGAGACAACATCCTCCAGCTCAAATGTTGGTACCAAACTTTACTTACCTGATTATGCTGTTTCCGCATCAGGACATAATAACATGTGGATAGAGCTAGGTGCAAGCACGGGTTACTATTATCGGATTGCATCCGGCAATAACACGCAAAGAACTTATACTATTGATGCGTTGTATTCATCTTCGAGTACCGCTATTATAACATTTGATGGATTTCAGACAAGTCTATGGAATGGATCGTGGAAAATATTTGAGGACAATGGCTCAGGCACAGGCCCTCACGCAAGTACAGTTAATGACTCTGCCACAACAGGTGGTTATGCTGGCAAGGATATAATATTTGAAAACGGATGGGACTGGGCCAAGAATGAAAGAAATGGCTGGGTGGCCAAGGCATCATCACAAGAAAGAGTTATATATAACAGTTTTAAAAAGGCTGTACAGGTTAGTGGTGCTTTTACAACTGAGGCTGATGGCTTATCAATTGAATTGACTAATGGATATTATTTTGGATCACCTGATGCGGCTTTTGATATGTATGTATTTGATGGGGATCTCATTGATGCCGGAGATCATCCATTAGGTGCGCTAGACAAGATTGTAGTTAATTATAAGTATGGTCAATACATAGATGGCCGCCTATATGTGGCCAACGTCAGGCTGGATCCGGATGGTGATGCAGAGGATTATGATAACTTTATTATTTATAGTGAATTACTACAGCCGGACATCTTGCCTATAGTAAACTTTATTCAGATAAAAGATATACAGGGCGGGGCCATAACCGGCCTAGCCAAAATATTCAGTGACCTAGTTGTTTTATGTGAGCGCGGGATCTATAGATTAAGTATCCCGTCATCGAATCCTGCAACCTTCAGCCTACTGGAAGCTGAGGAAAATATTGGATGTATCGCAGACAATAGTGTATGCCAGGCCATGGGTACGGTTTTCTTTGCAGGAGCTGACCATGTATATGCACTAGATCAGAACTTTATACCGAAACCCATTACCGAGCCAATCAAGGATGTATACCAGGGTACAGCCAGTCTTTCAAGCACAAGAATTATTTTTGACCCAAAGAAACAGAGATTGCTTTGTCGGTTCGGATCTGATAGAAACAACATATATGTACTAGATCTGGTAAGGTACGCTACCGGTCAAATTGTTTGGAACAAGATGGATATGCAGGCTTATCCGGTGGATGTAATAGCTATTGATGAGGATTTAAAAACGTACACGGTGACTAATACATAATGAAAGATCAAGTAGGATTAAAAGGAGAGGTTGGTTTTGTAATTACCAAAGCTGATGGCACGACTCAAGAAGTTGGTAATTATAAGAATACTATTAGTACTGAGTTAAAAACAGCAATTGCCACATCACTTCAAATAGCACAAGAATTTGGAGCGTTAAATGGTGCAACTGGTGATGCTGAAAATTTTATTGCTGCCACTGAAAACCAAGCTGGAATTGTTGCTCTCGATACAGCCGGTGCTTACTGGACGGCATACACGCGAGGGGCATCTTCCGGGAATACAGCTGGTACTCTAAAGTTGGACGGTACCATAAAAGCCAATTCAAGTAAAACCATAGCAAGTTTCAAAATGGGTCATGGAGCGGGTGTTGACGTAGCTAGTACTGGTTCTTTTTCCGTTGATTATGCTACAAACGATCCAACTGATATTGCCTTGGTTGATGGGGATCAGCTGGATATTACCTGGACAATAACATTGGCGGACAATTAATGATCATAACTAAAGATATATTTTTAAGGATCCCGATGAGGGGAGAGGTAACGCTTGAAGTATTTCATCCTGAGGACGTTCAACGAATGGAGTCATTACATTCAGAACATGGGGAGAACGAATTATCAGCCGGTCTTATTAATGCAGTAGCAGCTCATATGAGATCTTCTTCCGGTGCTTCAGCCTATCACATAACTACCAGTTCTAGTTGGTTTACGCGGGATTATCCTGGCGAGGTTGCTTATCAGTCTCAAGTTGGTCTATATAATAATGCATGGACACAGCAAGACGGCAATGATGGAATATTTGGTAATGTCAATGCCGATACAGCCAAGAGTGATGGGACAAGTAATGGCACTGGGACACTAGCTCTTCTTTTATCAACAATTGCAGGCAATTCATCAAGTGGTCG